GTCCGGGCGGAAGCGGTCGCCGCCGAGGGCCCACGCCAGCGCGTCCAGCACGCTGGTCTTGCCCTGATTGTTGTTGCCGCCCACGATGGTGAGCCCGGTGGGCGACGGTGTGAGTGCAACGGCCTTGATACGCTTGACGTTTTCGGCCTCTAAGGCCATGATCTTTACAGACATCTGGATACCTCCCCTTGAATCTGTCCGAGTGTGTGAATCAGCTGATCGGCAGCGGTTTCCCGCTGTTCTGGCGGCATTTTGGGAAACAGCAGCTTGGCGGCCTGCCATGCATTGGAGATGTTTCGGCCTGCCAGCAGGATGCCATCGTAGGCATCGCGGGCGTCCTGTTCGCTGCCGGAAGAGGCCTGCTCCAGCCGTGCCTGCAGGTCGGCGGTCATCTCGGCGGCTAAGTCCTCGGCGATGTCATGGGCCCGCTGGTTTGCCCGGCGTTCCACTTCCTCCTCGTCCACCACGGCGGCGATGGGCTGTTTTTTCAGGGCCGCATTTTCTTCCTGCAGCTTATCCGCCCGGAGCTTTGCCGCTTCGGCCACCTGCCGGGAGCCGGAAAGCTGGCCCTCAGCATTTTTGGCCCGGGCCTCGGCCTTGCTCTGCATCTTCCAGGCTTCCTCTTCCCGGGCTTCGGCAGAGTCGGCGCGCTCTTTCAGCTGGGCGTTCTGCTCTTTCAGGCCGCTGATGTCGGCAAGAGCGGATTCGTAGCGGCTTTCTGCTTCTTCCCGCTTTTCTGCGTCCTTATGGGTCTGGGCTTCGGCGCTTTTCACCAGCTCCTTGAAATAGGCATTTTCCTTGCGGGCGTTCTGAGCGGACTTTTCGGCGGTGTCGGCACGGTCTTTCTCGGCCTTGAGCTGGGCCAGCAGCTCCTGCACCCGCTGGTTGTCTCCGGCGGCTGCGGTGAGCTGTTCGGCGCAGCCGGAGCGGGCAATCAGGTTCAGGTCCTTGCGAGAAAGTTCAGGGATTGAAGTTAATTGTTCAACAGTTGAACCTTTAAAACCTTCACCTGTTTGCAGCATATTCCAGACGCTGGATTTGCTCATGCCCTTGCTCTCATACCACTTTGTCCATGTACCGCCGCCATAGCGGCCAGCCTTGGCCGTCAGGGCGTGCATTTTGGCAACGTAGATGCAGGAAATGAGGTATTCATCCTGTGCGGTGCCGTAGTGCAGATCGAACTGCTGATCGGTCTCCACGGCCTGTTCGGACAGCTCGCCCAGAGCGGAAAAGTCAAAACCGGGTGCCGAAGGCATCGACGCAGAAGAACCGCCCGCCGATGCGGCAGGGACCGATTCGCAGTTCTGCAGGGATGTCGCGGGGGTCGATGCGCTTGCATCCGCCCCGCTCTCCGAGGTGATCGGCGTTGCCGCTGTGGCAGTCGGGACAGCATTCTCTGCCGTAGTCACAGCAGCATCCGCATTCTGGACAGGTGCACATGCGAAAACCTCCTTTGCTTTTTTAATGTCGGCAAGAATCTTTTCCATTTCCTGCTGCGGTGTCATGTCCTTGCGGCTGCCATTCGGGGTAAAAAACTGACCAAGCAGCTCTCTTTTTGCGGCAACACCTTTCAGATTCTGAGCGCAGGTGATAGTCAGGCAGTAACGGCCATCAGATCCATAGTCCGATGCACGAATATCTTTGGAAAACGAGCCAAAAATCTCTCTGTCTGGATAAGTATCTTTGATCCATGCGGAGACCTGAGACAAAAAGTCGAAGTCCAAACTGTGCACTCGACAGGTGCATTTGTCCTTGATGGAGCCAGAGAATTCTGATGCATAAGTGAGAGTCTTGCTCATCCGACACTCATAGCCCCGAGTCTCCAGGGTGACAGTTTTAGCACTTTCGTCCCATTGAAAGTTTCCGTATGGCATGGCGTAGGGGCATCCCCAGCACTCATGGCCGGGTGCATAGCCAGACAGACGGTTGCCAGTGGTACTGGCATCGGTGGATTTCTTCACTCGCCGTCCGCATTTGCAGATATAGGTAGTCATACCCGCACCTCCGTGTCCTTGAGGCGGTCCAGCATCTCGGCCTGCACATCCTTGCTCATGGGCTGGATGTTGTTGCCCTTCCAGCCATAGCAGAGGATGGGCCCGTAAAGCTGACGGCCCCGGTACGTCCGATTCAGCAGGCTGGCGGGCTGGATGGGGCCATCGTACCGGCCCACGAACAGCACCGCCGGGGTGCGGGGCAGTACGATCATCTCACTGCGGGTGCCCAGCCGGTTCTCAATGGCCCACAGGCTGTCCGGCAGGGTGGTGACCACGGGCTCTGCGCCCGGTTCGGCTAAAATACCTTTCATTTGTAAAATCCTTTCTGATGTGATATCATCAAGGTGATGGGGCTTTCAAATTCCATCACCCTTTGAGCTCGTCGGTGTTGGCGCACCAGCGGGCTTTTTGTTTGCCTGCATTTTCAGCAGCATGTACTTGCCGTAGCTCAGACCGGCTTCTTCAGCTGCGCGGACCTCGGCGTGAAGGGCAAGGCTGCTGCGCTCGGCGGCAAGCCCCTGACGCTGGGCCTGCAGTTCTTCATTGCGCCGGCGATCCCATTCAAGGCTCTGAGCGTTGGCGTGCTTTTTGCCGCATTCGGGACAGCGCTGGGCAGAGCGTCCGACATTGCAGAGCACCTTGCCGCAGTCCACGCAGATACGGGTGTAGGTCTTGAAGTCGCTCATGCTCAGCCTGCCTTCCTGCCGCTCTTTACGGTGTTCCGGGGCTGCTGGTGCACCTTGCGGCGCTCCTGCTGCTCCCGGTCATGGGCGGCAAAGCCCAGCCGGGCAAAGAACACCGCCAGCAGGATCAGCACCATTGCCGTGATGAACGCGCCGTCCGAAACGGTGCCGCCGGTCTGAAAGCTGCCCTCCAGCCCCATGCCGTACAGCAGGCCCACGGCTCCGCTGGCCACGGCCAGCCAGTACCATACGCCGGATTTGATTTTCATGCGGATTCTCCTTTCTCGACACGCGGGAAGAAATACTCCCCGATTTCATTCTGCCGGATACCCAGCAGCTCACACATTGCAGTGATCTCCGTGCTTGTCCACGGGTTGTGTCCGTGCATCCTGCCGCTCATGGTGTCCCGGCCAATGCCAATGTACTCGGCCACTTCCTGATCGCGGTAGCCGCAGCTGTGGAACCGTCCCCGCAGCTTCCAGTACGGGATCTGCTTGAAAGTGCCGCGAATGGTTGATGGGTTCAACATTTTATTCCTCCTTCTTTTCGGCGGGCAGCGTGCCGATAACTGCGTTCATGATCTCGTCGAAGCCGGGCAGGCCAAAGGCGATGATGCTCAGCTGGTCGATGCGGCTGTCCAGATCGGCTTGTGCCTTGGCCACAAGGCCTTCGGCCTGCCGCAGACTGTCGCAGATCTTGCTGTAATCGGTCTTGGCCTGCATGTACCGGGCTTTGTAGTTGTCCCGGTGCTTGATGAAGTCGTTGCGCAGGCTGATGACGTCGGCCAGCTGCTGTTTTGCGGTGCCCACCGCCTGAATGGCGGCGTTCAGCCGGGTGTTGGTGGCTTCCAGCTGCTCGATGTGCTGCTGGGCCTGAAAGCTCTCGTAAGCGCCGTTCTTGCGGATGGCAGGCAACACCTCGCTGGTGACCCAGCGCTTGAAAGCCTTTGCCTTGGGCATCTTGCTGCTCAGGATCAGGCTGTACAGTCCGCTTTCGTTGATGAGGGCGGTCTTGGATGCGGGGGACACATTCCCATTTTGGGAATCTGTCTCCTGCGGCACATCCTTGTTTTGGGTATCTACCCGCTGTGGCAGAACCACAAGCCGCTTGTCCTCATCATCGACATGGGCAATGATGGCCTTGCCGGGATTCTTGTACCCCAGCGCCACAGCAACGTCCTTGCCGACGAGCCACGGTGTGCCGTCGATCTCGACGGTGCGCACCTGCCCGAACTCGGGATTAGTGAATGTGGTCAAGTCGTTCATGGTGAATATGTACCTCCTTGTGGGTGGCTCCCTTTCCGTGCTATACTTGGGTGGAAGGGAGATGACAAAATATGACAGACTTTGACAAAATCGTACTATCAGACAATGACTTGCAGTATCTTGAATCGGCACGATACGGAGCCGTTCTGCGTTTACACCCAGTCGTTGCAGGACATTTGGTAAAACTCGGTTTTCTGGTGCCGTATGCGCTTTCAAAGTCAGATGACGAATTCGTGGTTACAGAAGATGGAATGCTTTATGCAGACTACATTGATAAGAAGAAAAATGCAGAACGCCTTTTGAAAGAAAAAGAAGATTCTCGCTACCGGCAAGAAAACTTCAGAGAGTGGACGGGCATCATTTTGTCAAATTTAATGGCCCTTGCGGCGCTCATTATCTCAGCCATATCGCTGTGGCTGCAATTACAGTCGTAACACCCCACAGAATGGCTGGCGTCCAATACAGCCACCAGGGCGGCCGATGGCTACGCATATAATGAATGATCCCCCAGCGTTCCTCTTCCGCAGGTTCGCTGGGCTTTTTGTTGTTGTTCATGTGGTTCTCTCCTTTCATGCCACGGGGCGGTTGTCCAGCTTCTTCAGACTGGCCACCAGATTGATGGATGCCGCAGCGGTCTCCATCTGCTCGAATGCGTCCTCGTCCATGTCCTTGCACATGGTGTGAATGCGGATCACGCGCTCCACATCCTGCTGCGTCAGGCCATACATGGCGGGGTTCAGGGAATTGTTCTTACGTGCCATATGTAGCACTCCTTTCTGTGGGTGGCTCCCACGACCATTCCGGCTGCGTCACCGGAATGGTTTCGACCCGTGCCACCGGGTCATCATCGGGTGGGTTGTGGATGGTGTCCTTCCCGTGCTATACTGGCGTAGGAAGGAAGTGTAAAAATGCTTGATGTAAAAACGCTGAAAATACTTAGGTTTTTAAATGAGCACCCGGATGAAACGTTTTCCAGTTATCAGATGGAAAAGTGCGGAGTGCCGGCAGACGGTGAAACGCTGGATTGGCTGTACAAGCACGATATGGTTTCTCGATATCAAGATGAAGATGGCTATGTGGATCCTTATGACGGACCAGACTACATCTATCAGATCAATGCCGGTGGGCGTTCGGAATTGCGCAGACAGCAGCACTTTGAAGAAACTGAAGAACGTGCAAAAAGAGCCGAGATTCGCGCTCAAAATGCAGAGATCCGGGCAGGTATCAGTCTTGCGGTATCCATCATTGCAATAATAGCCGCTTGGCTAAAATGATCAGAAGCGCAATGATGCTGAATGCAAGCGACAGCGCAGACTTGACCGTTGCAGCCTTTTCTTTCTTTTCGATGCGGGCCCAGCGCTCTGCTTCGCTCCTTTCCGTCTGGCGTTCAAACTCTTCGATCTCGCTTTCCCGCTCCGCCCGGCGTTCCTCTTCCATAGGTGCGATGGGCTTTTTGTTGTCGGTCATGTGGTTCACCTCCTTTCGCTGAGAGTTTGTTGTGATTTGTTGATTGCATGACAAGTATAGGTCATTAAACAACATTTGTCAAGAGCAGGTTTGTTGATTTTTCCAACAAATCATCTTGACGTGCTGATTTGTACCTGCTATAATGATGGCGAAGGAGGTGAACAAAATGACGATAGGCGAACGAATTAAAGAAGTTAGAAAAAATGAAAAGCTGACTCAACAAGAGTTTGCTGACCGGCTGAACCTTAAACGGAACACCGTCGGCAGCTACGAGGTTAATGTTGTTGAACCCAGCGACCGTACTATTAAAGACATCTGCGATAAGTTCGGCGTCCGGGAAGCGTGGCTGCGTACCGGCGAAGGTGAAATGTTTGTGCAGGACACCCAGTCGGAGCAGGTGGCGGCTTTTCTGGCTGACCTGACCAAGGATGACAGTGACACCTTTAAAAAGCGTTTTGTTGAAATGCTGGCAGGCCTGAGCCCGGCGGACTGGGAGCTGCTGGAACGTATGGCCGAAAAATTGACGCAAAAAAAAGAGGAAAGCCCGTAAAGGCTTCCCTCGTGTAGTTGCTGGTTGCTTATCCGATCAGGTGGCTTGCGTACACCCACACAAGCCGCAGCTGGCGGAAATCGGCCTTTTCCAGCAGTTTCAGAATGGCGTTGATGTAATCTTGTCGTGTCATGATGCGGCCCTCCAACAGTGGTTGTTCTATTTGCTCATATTATACAACTGTTTGCTGTGTCCTGCAAGCAATATTATCTGCGCAAAAATCGAATGAAAAATTGGATTTTTTCGAATGAAAAAGGAGGAATGTTCAATGGCAAATTGTTCTATCTGCGGCGAGAAGATGGGAATCTTTGACAGAGAGTCTTGCTCAGACGGTTTTGTCTGTAAAAGATGCCGGTCTTTGTTTTCCGATCTTGGAATGGATTACAAAACTGTCCCTGCTGATAAATTAAAAGAAGGATGGAAGTTCTTCAACGACCGGCGTGAGCGGGCGAAAGGCTTTGAAAATCTGCAGGAACCGGGAACAATGGTTGCTTATGTGAACAGAGCGCAGCGACTTATGACGGTCGCAGGAATTCCGGGGTGGTTTACGTTCGATGAGCTTGTAGACTATACCGTCAAAGTGGATACAAAGGTTGTCACCGAGACAAAAGGCAGCGTCACTCGATCAATCGCTGGAGGAATCGTTGCAGGTCCTGTTGGCGCAGTTGTCGGTGGTAACACGGCAAAGAAGGTTTCACATACAGAAGAATCGAATCCGAAAATGTCGTTTGTCGTGGAATATCCGTTTGGAAGATTTGAGTCTCCGGTTTTTACATATTCCCGCAAGGTTCTGAAACTTTGCGAAGAAATCTTTAGCGAAAGAACAACAATAAAGAAAGTTCCGGATGTTTCATCCAGCGTTGCGGATGAGCTTATGAAGTTTAAAAATCTTCTGGACATTGGAGCAATTACAGAAGACGAGTACAATGCAAAGAAAAAACAGTTATTGAATCTATAAAATAAAATCACTAAACAAAAAACGCCCCCGGTGCTGGAACACCGAGGGCGCAGAAGGAGAAAATACGGGATGACAAAAGATACCGAAAAGGTCTTGCTGAAACTTTATCGTGCATACACGGAGCGCCGCAAAACCTTGCCGAAGTCTCAGGCAAAACACTTTGCATCAGAAGATGTGTCGGCTGCATTGCCGGGGATCCCGTGGGATGACGTGAGAGAGGCGCTTGCGGAACTGCGTGATGATGGCTATATCGACCTTTACATGATGGGTGCCTGCGATCTGTTTCCGAAGGCTATCGAGTACGGCGAAACGGCTGTCGAACGCGGCATTGACAAGGCGCTGGATGTGTGGAGTAAACTCCATTAACCGAGTTTCAGTTTGTCCACCGAAATGTTCAGCGTCATATCTGCGAGGGGATGGCCCGCATCGCACTGGATGGAGAAGCCTTTGACGCGATGGACTTCAACACCGTTCAACTTCATTTTGAAGTCTTTTTCGTCAAGATAAAGTTCGACGGCATTCTGACGCTCTGACATGATAGCACCTTTCTTTCTGTGTATGAATGAAAAGATTCGTTCACGTTCATTATACATCAAAATTATGCTAAAGTATAGCATAATTTTGATTTGCACAAACAAATAAAAAAACCTCCCCCGGTGTTACCAGCACCGAAGGAGGTTTCCGAACCGCTTGCCCGAAGGCGTCACGGCTCTGTACAGTAGATTTTGGCGAACCTCTGCACAGACTATGATACCACCTCCGGGCAGGCTTGTCAAAGTGTACCCTTGTGTATGGAGGTGGATTTTATGAAAAAACGGGTCAACACGGCATTTTGGGTGGAGAAGGAAAAGCGCTGGTGCATCGCGGTGCAGAAGAACGGCATCCGCAAGCGGTTTTACAGCAGCACACCGGGCCGCACCGGCCAGCGTGAAGCAAATGCAAAAGCGGATGCATGGCTTGATGACAGCATCCGGGACGGCAGGAAGAAGGTGGCCGCCCTCTATGCCGAGTGGGTGGAAGAGCTGAAGCTGACCTGCGGCACGTCCTATGTGATCCAGTGCAACAAATACGGCGAATACTACATTCTCCCGGTGTGTGGGAACATCCGCATCGACGAGCTGACCGAAGGCGATCTGCAAAAGGCCATCAATATGTCTTTCAAAAAGCGATGCCTTAAAAAGGAGCGTCAGCGTAGGTCAAGCGACAAGCCTTTGAGCCGCAAGACCCTTATGACGATCCGCTCAACGGAGATTAGCTTTTTGAAATGGTGCCGCCGGAACAGGTACAGTACGATGTTCCCTGAGCTGTCTATCCCGAAGAATGCCCGCATGGGGAAGAAAAAGATTTTACAGCCGACCGCTTTGAAAGTCCTGTTTGATGTGGACACCCGCCTTTACTATGGCAAGCTGGTCTTTGACGAGTATATCTATGCCTACCGGTTTGCAGTTGCTACAGGTGTACGCCCCGGTGAACTTGTGGGGCTCTGGTATGGTGACGTCAAAGGGAACACGGTCAATCTGCGCCGCAGCATCAACCGGTTGGATGAGGAAACCACCGGCAAGAACGAAAACGCTATTCGTTCGTTCGACATGGGGAAGGAAGCCCGTGAGGCATACGAAGCGCAGGTGGCCTTGCTGAAGGCTTCCGGTATCCCGCTGAACTATACCACCCCTTTGTTCCAGATCCCAAACCAGAGGGCTTTATTCAAACGCTGGAAGAAGTACCAGAAGGATAACGGAATTGAACCACAGGTTACGCTGTATGAGATGCGGCATACGTTCGTCAGCATCGAGTCCGGCGTGCTGACCGACAGCCAACTGAAAATGCTGGTAGGCCACAGCAAGAACATGGATACCGCAGGGGTTTACCGCCACGAGCTGGACGGCCAGAGGGAAGATCTTGCTACCGCTACCACCGCGGCATTCAAAAAGGCACAGGCCTGACTCTGGTAACAGTTTTGGTAACACTCTTTTTTGTAAATGTAGCAAAACACATGGGTTACAAACCAACCCAACTACCTTTTCAGCAAGTGTTTAGGCGCGTTGTAGATATGCTTTTGACGTCACTCAATCATTTTTTGTTGTTCGACCCCCACTACCCGCACTAAAAAGCACGCTGATACGTTTGTATTTGCGTGCTTTTTCTTTGCACCATTTTGCAGGCAGCGTTGGGTTTTGCGCTGTATTTTTTTGAAAACACCAAAATATAAACAAAAAATCCTACGGACATTGCGATTTTTAACGCAAATCCGTAGGACTTTTGGAGCTACTGACCTGATTCGAACAGGCGACCTGCTCATTACGAGTGAGCTGCTCTACCAGCTGAGCCACAGTAGCACACAGGCCTGATAACGAAAAATATTTTATCATACTTCCGGAATACTGTCAAGGCCGGATTTTTGCGCCTGCAATGGTGTGAAAGACGCATTTGATAAAATAAAACTGCCCTTCGAGAAAAACTCAAAGAGCAGCCATGGCATAAAGTGAAAAA